CTTATCAGCGCACTATAGAACCATAGATCGTTTTCAGTTTGTATCCAATATTAATTCTACAAATATAGGAAATCTAGCAGCAGGTGAACGACAGCTATGTGTTGGTCAATCTTCGGGGACACATGGTTATGCTGCTGGTGGAACGTGGCCAGGACCAAACGTCGATTATAACAACATTGATAAATTTTCTTTTTCAGTCGATTTAAATGGCACCGATGTTGGTGATTTGTTAACAACTATAGTTGGTGCTGCAGGGCATTCTTCTGGTAAAGATGGATATGTCAGTGGTGGAGGACAAAACTTCCCAACATCAATAGGTGGATACACCACTATTCAAAAATTTAATTTCTCCTCGGATCAAAATTCTTTCTTTGTTGGTAATTTATCTGCAAATACACGTGTTGCTATTGGGCAATCATCAATTACGCATGGATACACATCAGGAGGATTTGTTCCTGGAACGCCAGCGTATTACGATTCAATTAATAAATTTCCATTTGCAGCTGATTCTAATTCAACTAACGTTGCAACATTAACGCAGGCAAGACGTCAGGGTGCAGGACAATCATCATTAACTCATGGATATGTGAGTGGTGGTGAAGTTGCTGTTCCTGCAGCTACTTCTGTCAACACAATTGACAAATTTCCATTCGCATCAGATACAAACGCAACTGACGTTGGCGATCTTTCAGCAATACGTCGCGGCGGATCAGGACAACAATACTAATGACAATTCGAATTTACGAAAACCGAATTGATTTTGGCAACTATAGTTTAGTTGTTGATAATATTGGCGTTTCTGTTAAATCTTCTGTTTCCAACACAATGGGAACATTGACTTCTGGTGCTATTGAAGCATTAAACTACCCATTTCAAGGAACTGTGTCGGGATATACGAGTGGAGGATGGCTTCCTCCTGGATCTAACGTTATTGACAAATTTTCTTTTGTGTTTGCATTGTCTAATGCAACTGACGTTGGAGATTTAACTCAAGCCAGATGTTTGTTGGCATCTCAATCATCATCGACCTATGGTTATTCAACAGGTGGATATCTGGGACCACCATTTAGTAATGTAATTGACAAATTCCCATTTGCAATACACAGTAATGCAACAGATGTTGGTGATTTGACAGAAGGTCGATATGGTCCAGCTGGTCAATCTTCAAATACTGCAGGATACAGCAGCGGTGGCATTACACCACCAACCAGAGCAACTATTGATAAATTTCCATTTGCTGTTGATTTAAACGCCACCTCTGTTGGGAGTTTATCTCAAGCAAGATATTATGGTACTGGACATTCATCAGCTACACATGGATATACTGCTGGCGGAACCAGTTCAAATGTCATTGATAAATTTCCATTCGCATCGGACGCAAATGCAACAGATATTGGAGATATCTTATCTGCTTCTGCATATCAAATCGCCTCAGGCATTTCTTCTCAACATCATGGTTATGTGACTGGTGGTGGTTGGCCAGGAACTGTTAGCAATGTGATTCAACGGTTTTCATTCATCACAAATCAAAACTCTTCTGATATTGCTGATTTGACTCAAGGTAGGTACGGTGCAGCTGGAACTTCTAGTACAACTCATGGTTTCACTGCAGGTGGTGCTGTTGCGCCATATACAGTTCAGAACACCATTGATAAATTTCCATTTTCTGCCAGCGACGGTGCATATCTTTGCGTTGATCTTGGCGATCTTACTCAATCTCGTGGATATATGAGTGGGCAACAAGACTAATGGCTATTAGAATTTACAACAATAAAATTATGATCGGATCATACACGATTCAAGAAGGTTCAGGCGGGCTCGTGTTTGATGGATCGATCAAAGCAGAATCATTACTGCGCGAAGGATCATTTCAAGGAACAGTTGCAGGATTTACATCTGGTGGTTGGCTTCCTGGTGGATCAAATGTCATTGACAAATATCCATTTGCCACAAGCACATCAAACGCAACAGACCATGGCGATTTAACTCAGGGTAGATATGGTTGCACATCTCAATCTTCAGATGTACATGGTTATACTTCTGGAGGAATTAGTGGACCATCCTCTACCAATACTATTGATAAATTCACATTCGCTAATGCAGGAAATGCATCCGATGTTGGTGATTTGAGTGAAATTGTGTATACTGGCGGAGGAAGTTCTTCCAAACAGTTCGGAACTGGTTTTGGTGCTGGAAGCGCACTTCCAGCATCAAGTAATATTATACAAAAAATTCCTTTTGCTGTTGATAATTTAGCCTTTGATATTGGAGATTTAAGTGTATCTAGAGGGTTTGCTTCTGGCCAATCATCATCAACTCACGCCTATAATTCTGGCGGCGAACCCTCAAATGGAGCAACTGCAGTTAATGTTATCGATAAATTCCCGATGGCTGCTACAAGTTATGCATTAGCATCTGATGTTGGTGATCTTGCAAGTGTAGCCACACGACACACTGGGCAATCTTCCACTACTCATGGATATTCTAGCGGTGGTGCTACTTGGCCACCTGGAACTTCGGGCAGCGCAATTCAAAAATTCCCATTTGCATCAGATGCAAATGCTACTAGCATAGGAAATTTGACTGCAGCTAGATGGAGTGGTTCTGGTTCTTCCTCCACAGTAGAAGGATATACTAACGGTGGCGCTGGTCCTAGTTTTACAAATGTCACTACTATAGATAAATTTCCATTCTCGACTGATTTTAATGCAGTTAGCGTTGGCGCTCTTTCTGTTGCTAGAGGGTTTGGTTCTGGCGGATTTCAAATTTAGATCGAATAACTAAATATAGAATAAAAACTGAGGTCTCAAATGGCATCTCCATCAACTCGCGAACAACTTAAAGATTACGCTCTTCGTAAACTTGGGTTTCCAGTCATCGATATCAATGTCGACGACGATCAATTAGAAGATCGAATCGATGATGCTTTACAGAAGTATCGTGACTATCACTACGATGGAACAGAAGAAATATATCTTGCGACTCAGTTAACTGCAAATAATCTTGCTAACGGCTACGTCGATGTCTCCGATAATATTGTTGGAATCACTCGAATTATGCCTATCACTGGCGATAGCGTCAGTTCTCAAAATGGTCAAGGATTTAACATCTTTGATATCAATTATCAGCTTCGCCTCAATGACTTCTACAGTTTAACTGCATCGAGTTACACTTACTATTACATCGCTCGCACGCATCTTGCGATGCTTGATATGATCGTGACTGGAGAAGTTCCATTTAGATATAACAAAACTGTGAATCGCGTGACAATCTATATGGATTGGAATGCAAGATTATCTGAAAACGATTATATCGTAATGCAAGCGCATAGAATTATTGACCCAACTGTTTATTCAAAAATCTATAATGATTCCTGGGTGAAAGAATACACAGCTGCACTCTTCAAGAAGCAATGGGGTGCAAATTTAAGTAAATATGCAAACTATACACTTCCTGGTGGTTTGGTGGTTAACGGAGAGGCAATTCTTCGAGATTCAACGCAAGAAGTTGAGTTACTTGAGCAAAAACTTCGAGACATTTATGAATATCCACCAATGATGATTGTGGGATAAAAATGGGCACATCAGTATACTTTAACAATCAAGATGCAACTCGCGAACAGTTCCTCATTGAGGACATGATCATTGAGTCAATTAAGAATCATGGAATTGATGTTTACTACATTCCAAGAGAATCTCAATCTGAACTTGATGATCTGTTTGGCGATGATCCAGTCAAATCGTTCTCAACAGCCTACTCACTAGAAATGTATCTCGAATCATTTCAAGACTTCGAAGGCAATCAAGAATTTTTCTCTAAGTTTGGTTTGCAAATTCAAAAGGAAGCTCGAGTTGCTGTGGCTCGTAGAACATTTGAAAGAAATGTTCCAACCGCAGTTCGCAATGTCCCAAAAGAAGGTGATTTAATTTATCTTCGTGTTCAAAAGAAGTTACTTGAAATCAGATTTGTTGAAGAAGAAAAAAACTTCTTCCAAGCAGGTAAACAAGCACCGTATATGTACGGATTAAATCTCGAAGTCTTTAGATATAATGGTGAAAGGCTTACAACTGGAATTGAAGATATCGATAATATTGCAGATACTCGTGCCTTCGGTATTGAGTATACAATGCAAGCAGGTGGGTTTGGCACTTATGCGAATCATGAAATTGTTTACCAAGGACTCACTCTTGAGACAGCCACTGCAAAAGCATATGTTTCTAACTGGGACATTACAACTAGAAAACTAATGCTTCGAAATATCAAAGGATCATTTGCTGCAAATTCAATTGTAAGAAGTGCTGAAACAGGAGCGGCTTGGTTTCTTGCAAGCGGAAACCCACAAGAGAACAAACCAGATCTATTTGATAATAATGTGCTCATTGAAAATGAGGCAGATAATATCCTTGACTGGACTGAAACAAACCCATTTGGAACTTCCGACGAGAATTTCTGATGCTATCAAATCAACATTTCTATCACAGAATTACTCGTAAAATGGTTGTTGCATTCGGCACAATGTTCAACAATCTAAGATTACATCGTTATAATTTAGCAGGTACAACTGAAATTGAAAGAATTACTGTGCCGTTAAACTATGTCACTAAAGAAAAGTTTTATCAACGTATTACACAAGATCCAAAACTTGAAAAAGAAGTTCAAATTACGTTGCCTAGAATGTCATTCGAATTGAGTTCTATTGCATATGATCCGTCTCGTAAGATTTCTCCATACATTAGACAATTTGGTGCATTAGATAGCACTTCGCTTAAAACTGTTACGATGGCGCCATATAACTTTAATTTTCAACTGTACATCTATGTTAGAAATACAGAAGATGGAACGCAATTGATTGAGCAAATTCTTCCATATTTTAATCCTGACTATACAATGACATTGAATTTGGTAGATGTTGGAAATCCAGTAGATGTTCCGCTGATACTTCAAAGCGTTGATTACAATGCTAGTGGCTCTGATGGTGCACCACAAGAGTTAAGAATATTACAATGGAATCTTGGATTTCAAATGCGCGGATATTTGTATGGACCAGAAAGTAACGTGAAAGTTATTCGCCAATCAACAGCAAACACATTCCAATTCAACACAAGCAATGCAGATCCACAAGCATTCTTAATGTCTAGTGGAACTGGAGAGTATCAAACAGGTGAGTTGGTTTACCAAGGAAGAGATGTGGACGGTGCATCGGCAAGTGGATTTGTCTCTTCATGGGACACTGTTGCAAATACGTTGGTTGTCAACGATATTTCTGGATCTTTTGCTACGAATACAAGAGTGACTGGTGCTGTTACAAATACATCATATGTCTTATCAGGTTATAGATCAGCCACAGACTATCAGTTAAATAACATTACAGTCACACCAGACCCAAGTACAGCAAATGCGAATACAGCATTTGGCTTTGATGTTGCAATTCAGAATGCGCCAAATATTACATAATTTATGAGCGAAACAGATAAAAACCTAGCAGAAATTCTAAACACTGATTATGTACCTGTTGTAAAAGAAGACAAGCCCATAACGGTTCATCAAGATTCTTCTGAAAATCCAGACGCGAATTATTCTCGCGCAAATTATTACAACCTCATTGAAAAGGGTAACGAAGCACTTGATGGTATATTAGAAGTTGCTCGTGAATCGCAACACCCAAGAGCGTATGAAGTAGCTGCTAATATGATCAAAAACCTTTCTGACGTGACAGAAAAGTTGATGGTTTTGCAAAAACAACAGCAAGATTTAAAACCAAAAGAAGCAGCACAAACAAATATCAACGTTGATAAAGCAGTGTTCGTTGGATCTACAACTGAGTTGCTAAAGAAATTAAAGAATGAATCTTCCAGCTAAAGTTAAAAATTATCTTGGCAATCCCAATTTAAAACGAGTCAATATGCCTGTGTCTCTCACGGAGGACGAAGTCCGTGAGTTCATGCGCTGCGCAGAAGATCCAATTTATTTTATCGAACGTTATGTAAAGATTATTACCCTTGACAAAGGTTTTGTTAATATCTCGCTGTATCCATTTCAGAAAGAAGCTGTCAAAGATATTAATGAAAATCGTCGTGTAATACTAAAAGCAGGTCGTCAGCTCGGCAAGACAACCATGGTTGTCGGATACATTCTTTGGTATATTCTTTTCAATCAAGATAAATTCGTTGCAATTCTTGCAAACAAAGCACCAACAGCACGCGAAATTTTAAGTCGTATCAAGATTGCATATGAGGCATTACCACTGTGGATTCAACAGGGCGTTAAAGTTTGGAACAAAGGCGATATCGAACTTGAGAATAACTGTCGTGTGATGGCAACTTCTACGGCATCAAGTGCGATTCGTGGTTACTCTATTTCGTTACTATATCTTGACGAGTTTGCGTTCGTCCCAAGTAACATCGCTGAAGAGTTCTTCACCTCCGTATATCCTACGATTTCTTCTGGCCAGTCCTCCAAGATTCTAATCTCTTCAACGCCAAATGGCATGAATCACTTTTATAAGATGTGGACAGAGGCGATTGAAGGGCATAATGGCTTTACACATATTGAAGCCAATTGGCGTCAGGTTCCAGGTCGTGATCAGAAGTGGGCTGATGAGCAAAGGCAAGTTCTCGGCGATCAGAAATACTATCAAGAAGTTGAATGCGAGTTTATGGGCTCCTCTGGAACTCTTATTTCTGCTGCAGGGCTTAAAGCTCTTGCATTCGTGTCACCATTAAACAAAACAGAAAGTGGTATATCCATCTATCAGCAACCGATCAAGGGAAGGAGTTATATGGTCGTCGCTGATACCTCAAGAGGAAAGGGATTAGACTACTCTGCTTTCGTTGTCGTAGACATATCGAAAATTCCATACACTCTGGTCGCTACCTACAAAGATAATAACATCAGCCCTCTTGTATATCCGAGTATTATTAAAAAAATGGCTGAGTATTATAATGGTGCCTATGTTTTAATTGAGATTAACGATAACGGACAACAAGTCGTCGACTCTCTCTTCGAAGATTATGAATACGAGAATATTCTTTCCACAGTCGAGATTAAAGGTCGTATGAGCCTCACTTGGGGTTATGGAAAGAAATCTGATCGAGGCATTCGAACAACGAAGTCCGTAAAACGACTCGGATGCTCGGTTCTTAAAAATTTAATTGAATCGCAGCAAATTCTTATTCAAGATTTTGAGACAATCTCAGAGCTCTCTACTTTTGTCGCCAAAGGAACGAGTTTTGAGGCTGAAGAAGGAAGCCACGACGATTTAGTCATGTGTTTAGTCCTATTCTCTTGGTCCACAAGTCAAAATTTCTTCTCAGAACTCAGCGATACAAACATTAAGAAACATCTACATGAGGAGCAGATGCGTCAAATTGAGAATGAGATGCTCCCATTACCAATCACCAGCGATAATGAAGAGAAACCTGACTCTTTCGTTCATGATGGAGCAGTTTGGAACATAGTTCAGAACGAAAAGTGGAATGTTCACTAATTTTGTTAGGATTCCCTTTTTACTAAATAATTTCGTAGATTTTCTTAATTCTCCATTCATAGGAGCATAAACATGGCTTTTCAATTATCTCCTGGTGTTGTTACTTCCGAGATTGACTTAACAACCGTCGTTCCATCGACAGGAACAACTACTGGTGCCTTTGCAGGAATTTTTCAATGGGGTCCAGCTGAACTTGCAAGACAGGTTGAAAATGAAGTTCGACTTGTAGAATTTTTTGGCAAACCAGATAACAATACTGCAGTTTCATTCTTCACTTGCGCAAACTTCTTGACATACGGTAACGATCTTCGTGTTGTTCGCGCAGTTAACGGCTCAAATACAAGAACTGCAACATCATCAGGAAACACTTCATTCTTGATCAAGAACGAAGATGAATATTTCACATCTTACTATTCTTCAAACACCGCAAATTCTGGCGCATGGGCAGCAAGATACGCTGGTGCACTCGGCAACTCTCTTAAGGTTAGCGTTTGGGCAAACACCGACGCAACTGCATTCAATTCATGGGCATACAAGAACTATTTCGATTCTGCTCCAGGCACCTCAGCATTCGTTTCAAACGTAAGTGGTGCAAACGATGAACTACACATCGTAGTTGTCGATGAAGACGGATTGTTCACAGGAACCTCAGGTACTGTTCTAGAAACCTATCCATTCGTCTCAAAGGCATCTGACGCAAAAGACAGCGTTGGTAATTCAAATTATTACAAAGATGTTCTTTGGAGAAAGTCAAAGTATATTTACTGGATGGATCATCCAGATGCTGCAAATACGTCCGCAACTTGGGGTACAATAGCAGCAGGCAAAACTTTTGCTCAAATCGCTAACGTTGCAGCAATTCACACTGTATCGCTCAGTGGTGGTGCTGATGGATTCCCAGTAGCAGCAAATGTTCAAACAGGATATAGCAAGTTTATCGACTCAGATCAGATCGATGTATCACTTGTTATGACTGGCGATGCAAATGCTCAAGTCCAGCTCTATGCAATCAACAGTGTTGCTGAAGTTCGCAAGGATTGTGTGGTGTTTGTATCACCTACTCTTGCAAACGTAACATCTTCAACACCAACTGATGATGTAATTAACTATCGTAAGAATGCACTTTCAAATGTCAGCTCTTCATACGCAGTGATGGATAGCGGCTGGAAGTATCAATACGATAAGTACAACGACAAGTATCGTTGGATTCCACTTAATGGTGATGTTGCTGGTCTCTGTGTTCGCACAGACCTTGAAAGAGATTCATGGTACTCACCAGCTGGTGCATCACGTGGTCAAATCAAGAACGTAATTAAACTTGCATACTATCCAGTAAAGGCAGACAGAGATACGCTTTATAAGAATGGCGTCAATCCTGTCGTATCATTTGCTGGTGAGGGTACTCTACTATTCGGCGATAAGACAATGCTATCGAAGCCAAGTGCATTTGATCGCATCAATGTTCGTAGATTGTTTATTACTCTCGAGAAAGCAATTGCTCGTGCTGCGAAAGCACAACTCTTCGAATTTAACGATGAGTTTACAAGATCGCAGTTTGTGTCGATTGTAGAACCATTTTTGAGAACAGTTAAGGGTCGTCGTGGAATCACAGACTTTAGAGTTGTTTGTGACTCAACAAACAACACATCAGATGTGATCGATCGTAACGAGTTTATTGGTGACATTTATGTTAAGCCAAATCGCAGCATCAATTTCATCCAACTAAACTTTGTTGCAGTTCGTACTGGTGTATCATTTGATGAAGTCGTCGGTAGATTCTAATAAATAATATAAAGTCAGGAGAACGCAATGCCTTTCAATATTACAGACTTTAAAGGAAATTTTCCTTTCGACGGCGCACGTCCAAATCTGTTTGAAGTCAATATTCCAGTCTTTGATCAAAAACTCACCTTTACTGCAAAAACTGCGCAGCTTCCAGGCTCTACAGTCGGAACAATTGAAATTCCTTACTTTGGCAGAACTGTAAAGGTAGCAGGAAACAGAACATTCCCAGAATGGACAATCACTGTAATCAATGATGAAGACTTTGTGATTCGTAATCAATTGGAAGAGTGGATGGCAAGAATTAACGGACACGAAACCAATCTTGCTGAAGCATTCTATAGCCAATATACGTTTGATGCTGAAGTTTATCAATATGGTAAGCAAGGAAACATCATCAAGTCATATACATTCATTGATATGTTCCCAACAGATATCTCACCAATCGACGTCAGCTGGGACGCAAATGACGCAATCGAAGAATATGCAGTAACATTCCAGTATCAGTACTGGAACTCTGCAGAAGTCTTTGTTGGATAATTGAATTAACTATGAACAGCCTTAATAGTCTTTTAAGGAAGATTACTAACGTTACACGTGGTGTTAACGCTATTACAAGAACAGTTTCTAGTTTTAACGCTAGTGTTCGTGCTGCTCGAACATTGAGAAACCAGTTTCGTGGCAGACCAAAGCCACGACCATCGGAGTCTCCTGGTTCAACGTCAAATCCGCAAGTTAAACCTCTTGGTCTTACACCTGTGAGTAAAACAGCTGCTGGAAGAAATACAAACGTTCGACCAGTTAGACCTGCTGGACCACCAAAAGGTGGCACAAAGACCAGATAATTTTTTATGTGTAATTGATTTTGTTATAATCGGAGTAAACTATGGCAGGTATTAATTTATTTGGCTTTGAGATTGTACGCAAAAAGCCAGAAACAGATATTCAACCGCAAATAACTGCACCTGTTGCTGACGATGGTGCTATTGAAGTCAGCGCAGGTGGCTATTTCGGCACATATCTTGACCTTGAAGCCAGTTTTAAGAATGAAGCTGATCTTGTTTCTCGCTATAGAGAAATGGCGCTTCAACCAGAACTCGAATCTGCCATCGATGAGATTGTAAACGAAGCAATTGTACACGATGAGTCAGGTAAATCAGTTTCTATTATTCTTGACGACCTAGATCAGCCAGAAGAAATTAAAGAAGCCATTCGCGATGAATTTAAGAATATATTGAAACTTCTTAACTTCTCTAACGATGGCTCTGGTCTTTTCAGAGACTGGTACATTGACGGAAGATTATTCTTTCAAGTCCTTGTTGATCGTGCTCAGCCACAACTTGGCATTCAAGAATTAGTTTATATCGACCCAAGAAAAATCAAAAAAGTTCGCACAGTCGAAAAGAAAAAAGACCCAAGAACTGGTGCTGAACTCATTTCTGGCGTACAAGAATTCTATGTGTTCAATGATAAGGCAACTGTTCAAGGAACACAATCAGTGAGCACACTTGGAGATGCGTCTCTTAAGATTGCAATCGACGCGATCGTTAACGTAAATTCTGGATTGCTTGATCCAAAACGTCAAATGGTTTTGTCATATCTTCACAAAGCCATCAAGCCACTCAATCAGTTGCGCATGGTCGAAGATGCTGTTGTAATCTATCGCCTATCACGTGCACCAGAACGTCGTGTATTCTACATTGACGTTGGTAACATGCCACGTATCAAAGCAGATCAATATCTACGCGACTTTATGACAAAGTTCCGTAACAAAGTTGTGTATGACTCAACCACTGGTGAAGTCAAAGACGATCGTAAGTTTATGTCAATCATGGAAGACTTTTGGATTCCACGTCGTGGCGAGGGTAAATCAACAGAAATCACCACTCTACCACCAGGACAAAATCTTGGTGAAATGGCTGACGTCAAGTATTTTGAACAGAAACTTTATAAATCATTGAATATTCCAATCACTCGTTTGGAACCAGGTCAAGGTTTCATGCTCGGTCGCACACAAGAAATTACACGCGACGAAATTAAATTTAATAAGTTTATCGAAAAACTTCGTTCTAAGTTTACCATTATTTTCGATGAACTCATGGAACGTCAATTGGCTCTGAAAGGCATTGCCTCTATCGATGAGTGGAAAGAACTTCGCGAGAAGATTCACTACGATTTCTTGAAGGACAATAACTTCTCAGAACTCCGCGAGACCGATCTAATCAATTCTAGAATGCAATTGTTGATGCAGGTCGAGCAGTTTACTGGAAGATACTTCTCCAAGGCATGGGTGCAGAAGAACGTTCTACATCTAGATGAAGAAGAAGTTGATAAGATCGACGCACAAATCGAACTTGAAAGAATGCAAGAACAACAAGAAGCAATTCAGAAGGCTCAAGAAGAAGCCGCTATGAATCAGCAGATTATGCAAATACAGGCTCAGTACGCTCCCGCTCAACAGGCAGTAGCACCTGAGCAAGCCGCCGCTGAGCAACAAGTAGCACAGCAACAACCGCAGCAATAATTGTCTAAATATTGGAGTAAATATGAATAGTGAAAATTTATTAAGTGCGATTTTCTCTCAAAATGCAGATGCAGCAGCAGAAGCATTTAGCGGAGCATTATCAGCAAAGATTGCAGATGCTTTAGAAGTAAAGAAGGTTGAAGTTGCATCTAACTTTATTTCTACGCCAGCTGCAGCTGAAGTTGAACAAAGCGTACCAGCAGAATCTGCACCAGAGGCAGCAGCAGAAGTAAATGTCTGATAAAGAAAACGAAAATTTGAATTTAACAGAAGCAGCAAAGGCTTCGAAGCCAACTACATCTGTCAAAAGCCGTTTACAGAATAGAATTCCTGCTCTTAAAAACAAATTTAAGATGAATCTAAATGCTGCCATGGCAACAAAAGCAGTCTCAGATTATGTTGATATATCATTAAAAAATCCGAAGGCAAGCAGTTCTGATATTTTTAGAAAATTAGGTCGCCAAAAACAAGATGCTGTTTCTAAAATTAATCAAGTTGTACCAATTCCATTACTAATAAATGCGCCAGATTCTCAATTCAGACGTGTGCTAAGAGATATTAAGGAAGAGAATAAAATGATAAATGAACAATCTGAATTTAATCCTCCTCCAATGCTTCTTCTAAAACGATTAGCACTTCGTATGTTTCCAGATGGGAAGCGTGTTGTGCTCTACATCGATAACAAATATGGTCTTTCATTCCCAGTTCCATATGATGCATTTGCTCCAGGATTCAGTACTGTAAATACACTCAAGCCTGGTGCAAAAGTTGGTGGATTGCGTGCAGCAACTGCCGCTGCTGCAGGATATGTGAACGAAGAAACAGTTCCAGTTATTTTCTCAACAGGAGAAGAGATTCTTGTTGAAAAAGTTGTAATGGATAAAATTAAGAAAGTATTTGATAGTTTAAACGAACAAAATAAAGAAAGACTTTCAGATATGATTCTTGAAAGCAAAGAAACATTTGACAAAGTAAAAGAATTTGCATCACTCATTGAATGAAAACAGGAACAGAAAATTTTGAAGATCGTTTTGGCTCTCCTGACTTTGAGGAAGGGAAGGGATCAAATCTACAAAAACTCGTCGATAGAAAAGAAAAAATTCAAATGAAAAAGTACAAAATCAAATCAACAGACACTATGATTGATAAAATCAATAAGGTCATTGCAGAAGAAATGCCTGCTCAAGATTTGGAAGACGTTAACGAAATTGAAGACGAAGAAGATATTGCTAAGAAAAAAGAAGACGAGCAAAAGAACGAATTACGAATTAAGATTATGCAATATCTAAATCCTCGTATTGTCAAATCAAAAGAATTAAAGAACTATGTCGACCGTTCGAATATTAAAGAAGAATTATATAAAACACTTAATCAATTTGCGCAACAAAAATTAAATGCATATAAGAATGCCATTGCATTAAATGTTCCAGTTGAACTCAATGAGCGCAACGAAGAAAATAAAGAAAAGAAAGATAACATTGCACGACAAATCGGCGCAAACGCGATGATAAAGTATGGAGCCGACGAAGGTTCTGCAAAGAAAACTGGTCGCGCTGCAATGAAGAATACAAAACTTTCTTCGCAAGTTATCGCAAATCTTTATCGTAAACTCCCAAATATGTCAAATGCTGAAGATCTACGTCAACAGCATTATGCAATTCATGAAGAAACAGAGCAACTTGATGAAGCAAAACGCAATCCAAATGTGATGCGTCAAGGTCGTACAAAAATAATCAAGGCTCGTGTTCGTGGTGGTAAAGTGCAGCGACGCAGAAAAGTATCTGCTGTAAAAGGATACACAATTCGTGGTGGCAAACTCAAGCGTATGTCTGCTGCTGAAAGACTTCGCAGAAAACGTGGCGCTCGTATTGGTAAAATTAAAAGAAAAGCAAAGATGTCTCGTGCTATAATGAAAAGAAAACGCTCATTAAGAAAAAGAGCATCTCTTGGATTAAAGGAATAGTAAAATGAAACTGATTACAGAAACAGTCGAAGAAGTAAAGTATATCACCGAAGACAATAACGGTGTGAAGACACTTTACATTCAAGGTCCATTTCTTGTTGCTGAAACAAAGAATCGTAATGGGCGCTCATATCCAGTTAGCGTTCTCGAAAATGAAGTAAATCGTTATATGAAAGAGTACGTTGATAAGAATCGCGCATTCGGCGAGCTCGGACATCCAGAGTCTCCAACGATTAATTTAGAGCGCGTTTCTCATATGATCACCAACATCACAAAGAACGGAAACGTCTTTGAAGGTAAGGCAAAAGTTCTTGACACGCCTATGGGTAAAATTGCCAAGAATTTGATGGAAGCAGGGGCTACTCTCGGCGTTTCTTCGCGCGGAATGGGTTCTCTCAAAAACGAAGGTGGTGTAAACATTGTTCAACCAGACTTCTATCTCGCTACTGCAGCTGATATTGTTGCAGATCCATCAGCTCCAGGTGCTTTTGTTCAAGGAATCATGGAAGGTAAAGAGTGGGTGTGGGATAACGGTTTAGTCAAAGAACTTGATGTAAACGCATACTATGAAGAAATCAAAACAGCAAAGCAAAAACAACTCGATGACATCTCTTTGAAGATCTTTGAGAACTTTTTGTCAAAGTTATAAGTTTTATAAATAATAATACCTCTTCAGGAGTTTTAAATGAAGCACAAATCATTACATGAATCAGCAGCAGAAATTCTTGCAGCCTCTGTTGCAAATGCAGGCAAAGAACCTTTGCCTATGTCAGACATGTTAATGAATCCGCCAACAGATTTAGGTGGAGAAATGACAACAGGAGACGTCACCGCTGTTGGTGATGCAGCATCTCAGTCGATGGAAGCATCGCCAAAACCAGGTCAGCCTGGAGCTCCTGCTGAAGAAATGAAGACAGTCGAAAACGAATCAGAAGAAACTGAAGAGAAAGAAGAAGAAGAAGAGGAAGAGGGAGAGGAAGAAGAAAAGCCAGAAGCAATGATGGAAAGCCTCATTGTTGAGCACGGTGATTCAGCTGTGTTTAGCGCCATCATGGAAGAATATGTAAACGAACACGGCGCAGAATTAGTTCAAGAAGCATTTGTATCAACTCTTATTGAAGAGATTGGTGAAGAAAAAACTATCGATATTCTTCTAGAAAGTATCGTTGAAGAGTTTGGCGATCAAGAACTTACAGATGAGGAATTTGAAGTTCTAAAAGAACAATCAGATGCATTCGTTTCTGAAATGGATGCTCTATCAGAAGAAGACGTCGGCAATTATCTCGGCAGTTTAAACGAACAAGAATTAGTTTACGCAATCCAACTTGCTTCATTAAATGAAGGCTTCTTCAAGAAGATTGGTAAAGCACTCAAGAAAGTTGGCAAGTCAGCACTTAAAGTTGTTAGCAAAGTTGCTCCAGTTCTTTCATTTGTTCCTGGCGTTGGCACCGCACTTGGTGCAGTTGCTGGTAAGGTATTGGGTGGAATTGGATCAAAGATTGCAGGTAGTGCGCTTGGTAAAGCAGTTTCTGCTGGCGCATCAAAACTCGGTTCATCTGTACTTGGTAAGGCAGCACTTTCAGCAGGTAAGGGTGCGCTACAAGGTGGCGTATCAAGCGTGTTACAAGGTGGTAAATTCTCACAAGGTGCCAAGTTGGGTGCAGTAACTGGTCTTGCTTCACCAATCGTCAATAAAGTTGCTGGTGGTTTGGCAAAAGCCACTGGTTCTGCTGCAATTGGTCAAACAGGAGCAGATGCTCTTGCTGGCGGTATTGCAAATAAAGCACTAGGCGGCAGCTTTAGTCAAGGCGCAAAAACTGGCGCTATCGGTTCAGTAGTTGGCAGAATTGCTGGTGGAATTGGCGATGCCATTCAACAAAGAACTGGATCTGACGCAGCAGGAAATGTTGCACGTGATGTTGCTACTGCAGCTGCTGATAAAGCAGCAACTCGTACAAAGGCAGCATCATATGAAGATCAAGAAGGTTCTGATGAAGCGCCAGAGCAGGATGAAGTTGAGCAACCAACACGTGTTGCTCAAACAACACCACAAGAAAGAGAAGAAGAGGATGCAGATAGTCCAAAGAATTTCATGAAGGGTGTCAGAGCAAATAAAGCAGCTGCACGAAGCGGTGCTGCTGTAAGAAATGTTGCTGAAGAAACTGATGGACTTCTAAATGAACTATCAACACTCAATGAAGAACAATTAGACGCATTCATTAGTTCACTCACTGAAGAAGAGATTGAAGCACTCAATGAATTTGTCGGTCCATTAGCACGTGCTGGTGTTGCTGTCGGTAAAGCAGGTAAAGCATTAATTGCTGCTGGTAAGAAAACTGCGTCTGGTCCAAAGGCTGCAAAAATGTCAGCATCAGACAAAGCTGGCGCAACAACTGCAAAAATTGTGAATAAATCAAAAGCTGGTGCTGCACTTAAGACAGTTGGTAGAGTTGCAGGAAAACTTGCTCTACCAGTAACTGCTGGTCTTGCAGCATATGACGCTAAGAAGGGTTGGGACGTTGATCCAAATGCAACAACAGGAAAGAAAGCATTGAATGCACTTCAAGGTGCTGCATCTGGTGCAACATTAGGATTGATTCCTGAACCAACGAAGGCTGCACCTGCTGCGAAAAAAACCGTAGCAACAAAACAACCTTCAACAAGATCTATATTTACAGATAGACAAAAACAAATTTATAGTGATTATATTCTTGGCACAAAAAGTGTCACTGGTAAGCCTGTAAGCGTTGTTCAGAAAAATGTGGTTCCTGTTGCTGCTCCAAAAGCTGCAACATCAACTACTGCAAATCAAAAGCAGCGTCCAGTTGTTGCACCTCCTGCCGCAACTGCAGTTTCAGACAAACCAACTCAAGCAGTAACACCTGCTCAGCAGTCAGTGACACCTGGTGGAAACAAGTGGGATTATTTGTCGACATGGGAAGCAAATCCGATTGCTCGTGGCGATGCTGGTGAAAGAGAAGATTATGGGTATGAAGAAGAAGCACCAACAACACCAGAGAAAGCAGGTGTTGGTATTTTCAGAACTCCAACAGGAGAAAAGACCAAACTAAGAAAAGCAATTCCAAACGAGATCGCACATATCGTTGGTGGGCTTGCTGGTGGTGTCGGACAGGCTTTCAAAATCAAAGAACTTGGATACAAGAAACCAGGATCAAGAGTAAATGAACAATTTGAGGACTCTAACATGAATGAAGTAAACGGAGAAGAAACAACAATGGAAACAACAGAACTTACCGAAGAGCAAATTCGTGAAGAGAGAATGCTCGCTATTAAAGAAGCGGTAAAGCAATTCAAAGGAAACATGAGAGAAGATGTTGATGCTCTTTTCAACGGCGAGTCTCTTTCCGAAGAATTCCGTGCAAAAGCCACTTTGATTTTCGAATCAGCTGTGTCTTCTCGCGTTGAAAGCATTCTCGAACAAGTTATGGAACAGAACGATGCCGTTCTTGCCCAAGCATATGATGAGATCAAAGATCAACTAACAGAACAAGTTGATGAGTATCTCAATTATGTTGTTGAGCAATGGATGACTGAGAATCAAGTTGCCATCGAGACAGGACTACGTGCTGAACTCGCTGAAGACTTTATCTCTGGTCTACGTGCATTGTTCCAAGAGCACTATATCGAAATTCCTGAAGAGAAAGTTGATGTTGCAGAAACACTTGCAGCAGAACTTGAACAAGCAGGTGAATATGTCGATACAGTCCATCAACATATTGAAGCACAAAACGTTGCAATCGCTGATCTTCAAGAGCAGTTGAATGCAGTCAAGAAAGAAAAAGCAATTGATAATTTCTGCGAAGGACTCACAGCAGTCCAAGCAGCAAAAATGAAGTCGCTCGCAGAGGGCGTGGAGTTCACCGCAGAAGGTGATTTTGAAGAAAAACTCGCAGTACTACGCGAGAACTACTTCCCAACTAAAGTACAAGTGAAAAGTGAGGTAAAGGAAATTCAGCAAGCAATGCTTAATGAAGAACCAGAAGTAGAACAAACAAATAATATTAT